AGTCTCCCCGCTTGATGCCCTTGGCGATGACCCAAGCCCAAACGCGATTGTTGAATTTTTTAAGCACATCAAAGCGCTCATCGAACACCCTTTGCGACTTGGCTAAGACTGCTCTTTGACTAGCCCCTCCTGCCTTGGATAAATCCCAGACAAACTCAAGAGGGAGCCCGTAACCTAAGGCTACGCGCCTCATCAACATCTCGATGAAACCGTTGAAAGTAGTGCTTGGAGAGTTGCCCCCAATTTCCTGAATGTCCTCGTCGGTATGGAGTCGAGGAATCATTCCGGCCTCGAATGTCTGCCAGGGAACGTCGCCGGTTTTGGCCGCTGTATTCTCCGATCCTATCAAGGCTTGAGCATCGTCGTCGTCACCCCCTTGAGTCTTGATCACAGCACCAATAGCGCTACGAATCTTTACCCCAACCTTTTCATAATCGAGGATTTCGGAAGTATCCCAGACCTCAGTTATTGCATGCTGAAGGGCCGAGACTCCTCGGTATTGAGCAACCCTATCAGGATCATAAACCATGATGAAGTTATTGGCTGGAACCTTCTTAAATCCGCCGTCTCGAGTCCTTATTGAGTAGGAAACCGCTCTTTGAGTCTTAGGGGAGATTCGAACTCCGTCGAAGTTGTTCTCGTCGTTAACGCTTCCTACTATCTGGTGCCCTTCGATGGCCTGAAGAAAAGGCCAATCTCGACTGCCTGAAACCATGTTGAAGCCAATGTCCCCGTCAATATCCATTCGGATAGACGCGAGGCGCTGAAGCTTCCAGAAATTATATTCCCCCCGAAGGTCACAGTTGCCTGACCATTGATCGAAAAAATCTTCGTAGGCTTTGGCCTCGTCAACGTCTTGCCCCAGTGAGACAGGACGAATCCCGCTGCCAACCGAGTATCGAGCAACGTCTTTAATGGCCCCTCGAACCTCTCCAATGTTGACAAATAAGTGGCGGGAATACCCTAGAAGTGTCTCTCGCGCCCATTTGGTTTGAGTGTTGCGGGAATCGACGACCTCATTGTTCATGGGTCGCCTGGTTCGAGACCGAACAGTCCCTTGATAATAGCCCATCGAGCTGCTCACCAAGGGTCGACCGTGCTGGTCAACTAGGCCGGAAGCGCTCATTTGAACGTAGCCTTGGTTGCTCTTGACCGGACCACGTTGCCGGAACCATTCAGCCCGCGCTCATTAGCAACAGACGTGACGGCCTGGATAACGTCCTCGATTGGAATACTTCTTTCCTGTGAGTGACTCTTGCCAGCCTCAGAGAGAGAAGTAAAGGTGTGACCATGGCTTAGTTCTTCCGCCAAGTCATCAATCTTAGCAAGTAGCCAAGCGTCAGATTTGTATCTAAGTAGGGGTTTTAATTGTCCAGCCGCCATTCATAGGACTGGCGATCAAGGCTAAACCTCGCCAGAGCCAAAGCACCCCATGACGATTGCCGCTGCCACCTGCATACATTCGCAATCCAGAGCATGATTCTCGCGAAACTTTTTCCACATCAAGACGGTATTTCCGTGTCGATCAATCGATTCTGTCTTCCGCTCTCCGTTGACTTGCTTCTGATAGGCTTCTGTCTGTTCACCGACATCGCAAGCAAGCCACTCAGCGCCCTTGCCCTCCTTCAGGGTTGCCAGAATGTCTTTAACCGTGGGGTTCGACCAACGAAAGAGCAGAACAATCGGTGAGTTCCTAGAGATCGAAACCCTGACTTTGTTGGAAACCGGTCTACGCCTCTTGAGCTTCCGCTTGCCCTTGGTCTCACTGATTAGATAGTCTGCGGTGTCCTCCCCTTGCATCATACGCCAACCATACTTTGCGCAAGCCGCGGCTACTTCGTCTGGCTTGTACATGCGGTCCACGAACACTAATCCGCTTTTGACTCCGTTCTGCTCGCGTATCTCTTCGACCTCCTCAAAGCTCTTCGGCCTCTCGTATCGGACCAACCTAGACCGACCATCTCTTGACCATTGACGAATACAAACCCAAAAGTCAGCCAAGTATTGCTGACAATCAACAGTCATAAAGGTGAACGCTTGATCATCCCACTTGACGCTTGGATCGTAGTCATCAAGAGCTAGATCCTTGATTTTAACATAGCGCTCCTCAACCCAAGGTTGACCGAGCTGGAGATTGACGAACTCTTGCAGGGGCGTCGTGTAACCAGTTTTGGCTTGCTGGTTGGCTCTAATAAACTCCTCAACCAAATCTTCCCAAGAGCAAACCGATGGAGGAAGGCATAGGGCGGTAAAGCGAAAGGACCGGTTTCGCTCATTGGCTCCGGGGTTTTTTGCGACGTAACGCCCCCCGTTGTTCATCATTCGAGATGTTCCCGCCGTGTGCTTGTGAGCATGACCACATTCAGGACATTCTAGCCTGACAGTCTTCCTGACCTCCTTGAAATCCCATTTACCTTCTGGCCTGGTGGCCTCATTCTCATCCCATTTGATAATCTCCGAGAAATCAGGCTCGATCATTCCGCCACACCCTAAGCACTCAAAATTCCATTCCTCTTGACTCCCTTGCTCCCACTCCGCACAAAAGTCATCACCAGCAAGCTTTGGCGTTGACTCATAGACCCTCTTCCGATCTGACCATCTCGTGGTTCTCTTCTTGGACCTCTGAACATTGCCAGGGCTCCAGGCCGAAACCTCAGTGCCAAAGATGTATCGAATTGAATGCGACCGCAGAAATGAATCGTTGGCCGGCCCCATCATCACGGTTGCTTGCGGGAACTTGATCTTGAGCTTTTTCTTCCCGTTTCGATTGTCCGGCATCACTCGAGCCAGAGCGGGACACGACTCAAGAACAGGGTTGATTTTGTTCTCGGCCAAGTTCTCGAGCGAGTCGCCAGCGTCAGAGATCACCATCGTTGGCCCTGGATCTTCCGACAAAGCCCAAGCAACCCCGCCCTGAATCACGGTAGTCTTTCCAAGCTGAGCCCCTGACATGATCGTCAACTGCATAATGGCGGGGTCAGTGATGCAACTCAAAGGCTCACGAAGCCAAGGGGTCTCTGAAATCACAAACTTACCGCCATAAGGCGAATCCTTCAGCGTGATATTGTCGTGCATCCAATCCCACAATGGAGCCTCATCAGGCAGGCGGAAGCGGCTCGCAACTTCTTTTTCGAATAGTTCAGCAGCTTTCATGGCAGCTCTACCGAGTCAACGTCGCAAGCCATATCAAGAAGTATCCTTGACAGAATAGACTTGGCTTGAATGAAAAGAGACTGATTGATTGACTCCTCGCTTTCAAGCACGGCATGAAGAGAGTCATGCCTAACAACGGCTCCACGCATCACGCCGTCACGCCCAATGTGGGACATTGAGCAATGATTTCCGCCTAGATGGCCGTTTGATATATCGTCGACTTCATACCACATAACAGCCTCAACAGTTCCGCTACCAACATCAAAGCGGTAACGCTTGCAAGGGCGATTTGGGTTAGAGCTATCAGTTAAGACTGACACACACGGATTGTCTTTGGATTCAAATTCAATTCTTAAATTCATATCATTTAAACTTCGTTTCCTGCAATCCGTTCAAACACAAGTAAACTTGCTCCTTAATTATCCTCTGAATTTCATGCGGTGGTTGACCTTCAAGTAGTGGGGCCAGCTTCTTAGGCATCGCTAGCAAGTGAGATCTAACCGACTCAGTTAGAGTCGCCATACACTTTAACACCTCGCTAACTGGAAGTAGGTTTCGCACTTGAATATCAGTCTCGTTCTGTAGCTTGAGAATCTGCAACTCAAGCTTCTGCTCTTCAAGTTCCTGCTGCCTGGTTGTCCTGCCAACCCTCGCAATCTTTACATCAACAACACGCTTAACTTCGTCCCGGTCAAACAGGTTCGCATTGCCAATCTTTCCGACAGGTTCAAGCTGCGCACACCAACCGCGCATTGATTGGATTGGCTTCCCGAATTCCTTCGCTAGCTCTGAGACTGTCTTGCCTGGTGGCTTCTTAGTTGTTTTCTTTTTTTTCATTCCATCCTGTCATCCCCTAGTTTTACTTCGCATAGCATTGCCAAGACGAACGCCAAGAAGCCTACTACTTGACAGCTAAACCCCACCCACCCTCTATCACTTATGAAGTCGTGAGTGTTTTCCATGCCCACTAATACAAAGCAAACAGCCACTACTGTAATCAGTATCCATTGGCCTACGCTTAGATTGTCATCTTGGTCGCTCATTCTTTCACCGCCTCAATTTGTTTGCCGCAGCGCGGACAAAACTTGAACTGCACATAGCTAAAAGGTTGCCCTGTCTCAATGCCTACCGACTCCCCACAACTGCCCGTCCACTCATTGTCGTCAGGGCAAGTTTGCTCCCATTGACACGTCTCCCCGCGTGGAATGCTGTTGTGCAGTCGGACGGCTCCTGCTTCGTCTTCGTTATCAATTCCATTAATCCGATACATACACCGGCCACAACTCACTTGTTTGCCGACGGTCGTATAACAATGGCTGTTACACAGAGGACACGGTTTCAATTCTTGGTGACTCATTCGCTTTGCTCCTTGGCTTCTTTATTCAAACAGTGCTTGCACTTATACCTCGTTTTCACGCCCTTTCTCCAGTCATCAAATGATGGGTCAATTACCTTGTGGTCCCCATAGCGGATTAGGAGCATGGGGTCGTTTTTGTATGCGGTTTGAGGCTTTACTATGCACCCCCCGCAAAAGTCACAGTAAAGGCTGTATATTGTTTTAACTCCCATAGTTTATCCTATTCGATTTGCTCCTTGTTGGCATAATCGTCAGGCAAATATTTCTCTGTTTCCCCTAACGCCGTTTCGTTATCCTCAAAAAATAGGTGCTTTAGCTCGGGGGCGAGTAGAGCCCCCGCTAAGTAAGAACTTGTCTTGGCTTCATACTTTTTACCTCCAGGAGTGAGAGTAATCGCCCAACCTGCTAAACAGTGACAGGTGTTGCATTTGTGGTAAGAGCACATGTCTAAAGCATCAGGCATTCGGATAGCGACCGCTATCTGCTGGAGTAGATCTGTTGGGGCTTTAGGCACCCCGCTGAATTTAGCTTTGTCCAGGGCAGCGTTCCTCAGGTCAGCGCCCTTCAGGTCAGCGTCCTCCAGGTTAGAGAGCTTCAGGTTAGCGTTCCTCAGGTAAGCGAACTTCAGGTAAGCGCCCTCCAGGTTAGCGAACTTCAGGTAAGCGCCCCTCAGGTAAGCGCCCTCCAGGTTAGCGAACTTCAGGTAAGCGCCCCTCAGGTAAGCGCCCTCCAGGTCAGCGAACTTCAGGTTAGCGTTCCTCAGGTCAGCGTCCATCAGGTCAGCGTTCCTCAGGTCAGCGTC